GTGAGAGTGTTGATTTACGGCTCTCCGGGTATCGGCAAATCTACTTTGGCTTTGTCCGCACCCAAGCCCGTGTTGTTTGACTTCGATGGTGGAGTGCATCGTGTCAATGGAGCGCATCTGTGTCCTACCTTGCAGGTGGAGAGTTACGACCAAGTGCTTGAAGCCTTGAATGAGGACTTGTCCCAGTTTGAGACTATCATCATTGATACCGCAGGTAAGATGTTGGATTATATGACGGAATATATCATCCGTAAGAATCCGAAGGCTGCCAACTATGACGGTTCTTTGACTTTGAAGGGCTACGGAACGAGAAAGGTTATGTTCATCGACTTCCTGAACAAAGTGAGTATGATGAACAAGCATATCGTCTTTGTAGCCCACGAGAGGGAGGACAAGAACGGTGACGTGAAATTTGTGCGCCCGGAGATTGGCGGCTCGTCAGCAGGCGACCTCATCAAGGAGCTTGATTTGGTCGGTTATGTCAAGGCAGTAGGCAGGGACAGGACTATCTTCTGGAATCCGCAGGAAGAGTTCTATGCCAAGAACTCATGTAACCTGCCCGACGCTCATAAGATACCTATCATCATTGACGAGAAGGGAAACGTAACCGGAAAGAACGAGTTTCTGACTAACGTCTTTAATTCAAGAAGCGAGTATATGTCCCAGCAGGAGGACTGCCGTAAAAAGTATGACAACCTCGTAGCGGAGTGTGAGGATTTGGTCAATGGTGTCAAGGATGTTGATACCGCCAACTCCGTAAGGGATAAGCTTGCCTCTATGACACATATATGGGACAGTAAGCTCCGTTGTGGTTTATTACTCAACAATAAGTGCGCTTCATTGGGTCTGAGGTACAACAAAGCCACAGAGAAGTATGAACAGGCAAGTTGACTATAAGATATATCCTTCTTTGTTAGACAGCTACCAAAGGTATCTCAATGCTGATGTTGAGGGCCTTTGGTGGCAGGATGACAAAGGTTGGTGGCACAAGAATTATGACGAGTCAACAGGAGAGTATCATTACACGCCGGAAGAGGCTGAGAATGTGATCCTGCAGGATTTGCTTAATTCTATCAACCGAGTGCCGTTCACGTCAGAGGCTGCCTCGAAAGGTACTGCCTTCAACAAGGCCATTGACGATTATATCAGTGGCCTGTATGAGATAAATGACACAGATACTATGATTGAGGCAGAGGCAGATGGAATGACGTTTGCCTTCAATCCCCAACTCATAAAGAGTATCGGTGACCGATTCAGAGGTGCGTTGTCACAGGTGTTCACGAAGGCTACTATAGACACCTGTTATGGTGCTGTCGAGTTGTACGGATATATCGATGAGCTTTTGAGGGATAAGGTCTATGACCTTAAGACCACGTCATCGTATTCATTTGGCAAGTATGAAGACCATTGGCAGAGACACGTCTATCCCTATTGTTTGGTAAAGAGTGGTGTATGTACGGATATCAGTTCGTTTGAGTACACTGTCATCCAACTGAACAAGGGACAGGTAATCACAGGTCGGGAGTATCGAGAGGAATATACGTTCAACTTCGAGCAGAGCGAGAGGATGATTCGTGAGTTCCTTGAGAGGTTCATCGAGTTCTTGAATAATCACAGAGAAGATATTGTAGTAACAAAACTATTCGGAAATGAGTGAGAATGTAAGATGTAACATAGACCTTCTCAAGTTCGAGAATGCCTGTGTAGCGAAAATCCACGATGTGGAGTGTGTGGTTATCCCTATCAAGAGGAATGACCTGTATGTGTCCTTGGACTACAACTTCAAGCCCAAAGGCGTGTATTTCAATGTCGATGTCCTCGCAAGGCAGGAGATTGGCGAGTATGGCGATTCCCATTACATCAAGCAGAACTTGAGTAAGGAGTTCCGCGAGTCAACCGACTTCCAAGGCGATTACAAGAACAAGCGTCAGTCTGTGTTCTTCGGCAATGGAAAGCCGTTGGTGTTTGAGAAGAAATCTCTTGAACAGGCCAACATACCGAGTGTTGAGGTACAGGAAGGTAACGATGATATGCCGTTCTAATGCTTTTTGACCTTTCAAATCCGTTTCAGCTTCAGGACTACAAGGAGTATGTCAACAAGCTATACAAGCAGGGTGCCGTTGTGAGGGTTGAGAAAGTCAACCACAAACGGACACTCAATCAGAACTCGTATCTGCATTTCTGTCTGAGTTACTTCGCTTGTGAGTATGGCTGTTCCGTTGACGAGGCGAAGATTGACTACTTTAAGAGGTTGGTCAACCGGGATTTGTTCGTCACAAAATACACCAACAAATTCGGAGTGGAGATTGAGAGGTTGAGAAGTACCGCAGACTTGGATAAGGAAGAGATGAGAGTGGCTATTGACCGCTTCAAGAATTGGGCAGCGAAGTATGTCTATATCCCGGATGCGGATGAGAATAAAGCCATTGTTTATGCACAACAGAAAATTGAAAAAGTAAAAAACTACTTATGATTCCTTGGTACACGAAGAAGAAAAAGAAACCCACAGATGGTAAACCCAAAGTCACGAAACGAGTGAAGTTGGAGGATAAGGACAAGACTGAACTTATTAAGGTCTTGGACAAGTATTTCTCATTATATATCCGTCTGAGGGACACAATGCCCAATGGCTATTGTCGGTGCATTTCGTGTGGACAGATAAAACCTTTCGAGCAAATGGACTGCGGACATTATTTCTCAAGGCGACACTTGAGTACTAGGTTTGACGAGAGGAACTGCCATGCAGAATGCCGCGCTTGCAATAGAGTTGACGCAGAGCACCTAGACGGATATAGGGATAATCTGATTCGTAAGATAGGGGAAAACGAGTACAACAAGATTAAGATACTTCGTTCGTCAACAAAGAACTGGCTTAGAGAAGAGTTGCTTGCTATGATTAAGCACTATAAAAGCGAAGCAAGTAGGCTTAGTTCGTTGAAGGGGATAAAAATTAATTTGTAACAGTTTGAAAATTAGAACATTACGAATACAAATTTTTGTTTATTTGCTCCAAAATTTGTATTTTTGTAAAAAGTAATATAAACATAGCGAGGTCATATGAGAGATAGGTTTTACTTTTACAGGGAATGGTTCGAGGCGTTGAAGGATTTGCCTAGAGACGTACAACTCGAAGTCATAAGTGCCATAATTCAGTGTGGGCTGGATGGTGTAGAGGCACAAGGTCTTAGGCCAATCGCGTACTCGATATTCGGCCTGTTTAAAGTGAAAATCAAAACAGAGTATGACCGGGCTGTTGGAGGAATTAAAGGCAAGGAATTTGGAGTCAGAGGCGGTAATCCTAAATTTGAGAAGGGAAAGCCAAATCCTTACTACAAGGCAGGAAAGGGCGAAAAAGATAACCCCTTACATAACCCCTTAGATAACCCCTTACATAACCCCTTACATAACCCCTTAGATAACCCCTTACATAACCCCTTAGATAACCCCTTACATAACCCCTTACATAACCCCTTACATAACCCCTTACATAACCCCTTACATAACCCCTTACATAACCCCTTACATAACCCCTTACATAACCCCTTAGATGGTGAAAAGATAACCCCTCAAGGCCAAAAAGATAACCCCTTAGATAACCCCTCCCGAAAAGAGGTAAAGAAAGAAGTTTCTCCCCCTGCACCCCCTCTTAAAGAAAGAAACAATACAAAGAAAGAATCATCTGACGATGATAAGAAAGAAACCACTTTTTTCGGTGTATTCGAGAAACCTGTCGATGAGGGTTACAGGAAGTTCTGTGAGTGGCTTAAAAAGGAATGTCCGTTTGTCTTGAAGGTAAAGACACAGATGGATGAACAGCAATTCAAACGGCTAAAGACAAAGTACACGTCTAAGGAGATTTCAGTTGCGGTAAGTAATCTGAATAATTGGGCGGACTTTCCGAAGAAGAGAACGAATGTTTACAGGTCAACACTAGATGAATTAAAGAAGCTTTATGGAGAACGTGGTAGCAATTTGGGATGAGAGGTGCGAGCGACAGGTCTTACAGAACTGTATGTCCAACCTAGGTGCCTATGTCAGTGCAAAGGAGTATGTTGATGAGGGCTGCTTCTATAACTACCGATACAGGGAGTTGTGGAAAGCTATTAACAATGCGGCCTTGAAAGGTTATGACTTGAATATAACGACAGTATTTGCCGAGTTGAGCAAGATAGAAAAGGAGGCAAACTACACTTGGATAACTGAGGTTAACTCGGAGTCGTTATACACAATCAGTATTGTACCCTACGCACAGAGGTTGCGTGAGTTGTCTATAAGAAGGAAACTTCTGATGATAGGTCAGGAACTAGTCATGGCCGGAACGAGTGAGGTAAAGGAGTTGGATGCGGTAAGACAGGAAGCGCTCGAAGATATCAAGGGATTGTTCGAACTTTGTGGAGTAGATGACATAACGTTGAGTGATGCGTTTACGGAGTTGTTGATAATGATAGACCAGCATCAGAACGGAGGTGGCGAGATGACAGGTACACCTAGCGGTATGAGAATGTTCGACAATAAAGGAGGCTTGCAGAAAGGTGATTTTATCATCATAGGTGGAGAGACTTCTCAGGGAAAGACAGCCTTAGCTTTGAAGATGGCATATAATGCGATACAGGCCGATGAGCCTATTGCGTTCTATACTATGGAGATGACCAACGAGCAGTTGTCTGCCAGAATGGTATCATTTGATATTGATATGTCATCGAGTGAGATTCTGTATTCCAATTCAATTAGTCCTCTAAGAGTTAATCTGATACAGGATGCCATGAGTAAGATAAAGGGCAAGAACCTGCATTTTGATGACAGGTCAACGTCTAGCCTAGATACTATATTGGTATCTATCAGAAAGATGAAGGCCAAGTATGATATAAAAGGTGCGTTCATTGACTACCTACAGATTCTTAACGTGAATATGAAGAACGCGAACAAGGAACAGGCGATGGGCGATGCTTGCCGTAGGTTGAAGAATTTGGCGAAGGAATTGGATATATGGATAGTCGCTTTGAGCCAGCTTAGTAGAAACTCCGACAACCCTGTACCTACAAGGAACAGGCTGAGAGACTCCGGTCAGATTGAAGAGGCTGCCGATATAATAATCTTTGTGTATCGCCCGGAGGTGTATGGCAGGAATTTTCCAGAGCCGTTTGAGACTTGTGACACGAAAGATATGGCAATGATTGACTTCGCCAAGGGAAGAAACATAGGCACGTTCAAGTTCTTGATGGGATTCAATGCCAAGAGGACATTGTTCTATGACGTTGATGTTGACAAGATTCCGGCAAGGCAGGTTGTTGAAGAGGATGCGCCGTTCTAAAAATTTTTTCTCAAAATAGTAAAAATTCCTGTTTATTATTTTTGTATATCAAAATAAATTATAATATTTGTATATCAATAACGGTTAATATATGGCAAGTAGCCAATTTAAGCACGAAAATTGAATTGAATAACAACAGTAATAATTAAATATTTTGAGCGATGGAAAAACCTAAAAACGTGATAGAAACAGGAGAATATGTAGAGCCAAATACATTTGAAAATGAAAGTGAGGCTATACTATTTTTCTCTTACTTAGAGCTACTTGATTACATAAAATTTTTAGAGAGTAAAAATGGAGATAAATAAAACATATTTTGGAGATTGCCTTGAGGTAATGAAACTAATTGATGATGCGACTATTGATTTGATTATTTGCGACCTGCCTTATGGTGTTACTAAGAACAAATGGGATAGCGTGATTGACCTGAAGAAGTTGTGGGGCGAATATGAAAGAATAATCAAAACCAATGGTGCAATAGTTCTCTTTGGACAAGACAAGTTTTCCGCAAGGCTTATGCTTTCAAACGAGAAACTACACAGGTATAATTTGATTTGGCAAAAAACTACACCTACTGGATACTTGAATGCTAAGAGAATGCCATTAAGATGCCACGAAGATATATTGGTTTTCTACAAGAAATTGCCAGTTTACAACCCACAAAAAACAACTGGACACGAAAGAAAAGTAAGCACAGCACACCATAAACGTGGTAGTAAAAAACAACTAACTACGGTGAACACAGGTTGACCACTTATGATAGCACTGAACGTTATCCCAAAAGTGTGTTGAAATTTGCAACAGATAAGCAAAAAGTAGCTTTACATCCAACTCAAAAACCATTAGCCTTAATGGAATATTTAATAGCAACTTATAGCAACGAAGGAGAAATAGTATTGGATAACTGTGCAGGTAGCGGGACAACTGGATTAGCAGCAAAGAACCTTAGGCGAAATTATATAATGATTGAGAATAATGAAACGTACTATAAAACCTGTATTGAGCGGGTGGGAGAAAATATTTAATTATGGATTATTTAGCACAGATTTTCAATCAAAGAACCAACGTAGCCCATATTAGGCTTAACGACTGGCGGTATGCGCCCGTGCCGTAAACAAAGATTACGAACAACTGCTTAAGCTGATTCCGATACTCAAGCGGACTAAAGGTCTTAACTTGAGAGAGGATGAAATCTTGAGGCAGGTCAAATTGATATTGAAGAAATGGAGCAAGAAAAACTCAAGAGAGGTTATGTCGTTAAAGAGACAGACGGACGAATGAACATCTACTATGGCAAAGAGCCTTGGTTGGAAGATGTCAATGGAGAAGACTGTTGGACTTGCGAGGGTGCAGGTTATGAAGGTTGGGATAACATTTATCCCGAGTATCAGCCATTGAGTAAGGAACTGCGTGATATGAAGCCGGGCGAAGGCCCTATCGAGGTTGTATTGGCACCTGTAAGCGCACTAAAACCAGAGGACAGATGAACGTAGAATATCAGATTCGGTTTACCGGAAAGTTTTTGGGGGTAGCTTATGCGAGAAACATAGCAGATTGCGACTCCATTTGTGATAGGATGATAGACGAAGGTATCTATCCTGTAGTAAGGAGAATTAAAAAGAGTCGGATATAGCACTAGTCGCAATGTTATGAAATCGTCAAGGAGAGTTACAATGGCCGCTAACCGGGCGGTGAACAAGAGGCGTATTTGCCGTATGTGCCCTTACGGAGAGTTAGACCCAGTAGTTTGTGAGCAGGTGTGCAAACCTGCGTTCACAGACGGATTTATAAAAGGTGCGTATTATCAGAGAGGACAAGATGTTTCACTTAAAAATAGACAGAAATAAAAAATATTTATAGAATGAAAAGATTATTCACAATTACACTTTTTTGCGTTATGCTTTTTAGCATACAAGCACAAGATAATGTTACATTAAACATTATTTTAAGACCGATTCAAACAATAACGGTTAACCCATTACAGAAAACGGTTGATTTAATTTACGATTCAGCAGAAAAATATGAAACGGAAGTTACTTCAATACAAGAGGAACACTTAGAAGTATTTAGTTCTGGTGGTTTTGCAGTACAAGTTTCGGGAACATCACTTGAATTAGACGATGTTACAATAACAGCTGACCCCGTAAGCCCGAATCCAACCTACACATTTATACCAGTTGACTTACAAGAGTCTCCTACTGATTTAATAATAGGTGGTCGAGGTGGTAGGCAGAAGTTCAATGTAACATACAATAGTCATGGAGCGTACTTTGATAAAGAGTATAAAACCTATACAAGCGAAATAACTTATACAATAACAGCGAGATGAGCTATTTCTTAGCCAATGACATAATAAAATAAAACTATTTAAAGGATGTTGTTGATATGTGGGTAATCATAGGTCTTGGATTCATCTTCTTCGCCGTAGTTGGCTATGCCATTGGAAATGTGGCAGGCAGGGCTAAGGGGTTTGAGAATTGTTGGAAGCAGTATCTTAAGGATAATTGGGATAAAAAGGTTTTGTAGTAAGTAAAATATAAAATTATGACAAAAGTTGATAAAAGAACGGACAGCAATGCACTATATACTGTGTTACCTGCTGTGCCGTTGTTCGATTACATCAAATGCCCATTAAGTAGATGGACATTTAGTATCAAACCTATCAGAG